TTCGGTTAAGTGGATTATTAATAAAGGCCCTGAAGTAGATTACAGAACATCCAATTACGATCTTGATGAATGGCATGGCATGAAGTGTCATAGTGCTAAGTTCATCATGATACCGGCAGAGGGGTGGATAAAGCGTCATTCAGACAATGGCGGGCTCCCAGAAGGGCTGTCTACTTACCATGCCGTATTACAAACGAACGATATGTGTTTGAATATTTCCTATGTCGAACCGGTTCAAATGATTAATTTACCGCTCGATACAGTATGGAAATTCGACACATGGCCCGAACATGAGTCATTCAACGACGGCGATACAGACAGAATCCACTTGGTGATGAACTTATATGATTAAAGTAGAGCTCAGTAATGGTATTTATAACCCATCGATACACTCCATTACGGTTAGGCATCATTTTGGTAAAGTCATTTTATTAACCAGTGATAAAGCATATGAGATGGAAACCCCAGCATCATACAAGATCGGGGTATCCCTCATAAAGATAAGCGATAAAGCCTTAAACGGCGACTACGTGAGCATGAGCGTCAATGGTGAACTATTGCCATTAATGCCTGCACAAGCCAAACAATTGGGCGGCGCAATACTACGGAAAACAATCCAAGCAGACGACTATCAACTAGCTATAGGAGCATAAATTATGATAGGTCAACTTTACTCGGTCGCAATTGGGTCTCAAGCTCAAACAGCCGCCAAAACATTAATTGAGATCGCTGCGCCTTCTGACGCTATCGTAATGGTTGAGCGGTTATGGCTAAAGCAAACCAGTTTTGATACCTCAGAGAACCTTGGCGTTTTGGTTCAGCGAGTTACAACAACCGGAACAGGCGATGCTAATACTCCAGAGCCTTTTCAGGTTGGTTCTGCAGCATTTGGCGGAACAACAAAAACCAACTTCTCCATTGAGCCAACACCAACGGCAAGCACTGAAATCATTGAAGATGGCTTCAACGTACTAAGTGGTTACCTTTGGACTCCGGCAAATGATGATGAAGTGATTGTTATTTCACCATCAGCATTAATCGGGTTTAGTCTTGATGTGGCACCTAGTGCATCAATGAACTTCTCATACGGTTGTACACTACGCGAAGTAGGCGGTTAATAGCCCATGGCGGAGCTAGATATAAGGCAGTTACCTAGTCGCCGCCTAAAAACCGTCACGCCTATACCCTGGGCTGAGCCTGCACCACTTACGGCTCAAGAATACCCCTCTTACCTTCCACCAGATAAGTTTGATCAGGGTGGTTTAGGTAGGAAGATCCAGGTATTAGGCGAATTAAACGAATATCCGCAAACCCCTATTCCTGTTGAATACCCATCTATTGTTAAGTCGGGGTTCAATTTCAATAGCGGGTTATCGCGGAAAGGTTTATTAGATCCTGAATTAGACCAATACCCTGAAACGGTAATACCTTTTGGGTTTTCGGCTGTTGTCAAAACAGGGTTTAACTTCAATGACGGGTTAATTCGTAAGCGACTAGATCCTTTAGAGCTTAACGAGCGACCAGCTACACCTCCAGGCTTCTTAGCTGGGTTTTATCCTGGGTCAAAGGCTGTTGAGGCTCTTACAAAGAGTTCGTCATATAGCTTACAGACCGTACCAGAGCTTAATGTTTATCCACAAGCTCTGATCAGTGTGCCAATTACGTCTACCGATTTGATTGGTTACAACTTCAACCCAGGGTTGAGCCGTAAGCGACTGGATGTAGAGCTAAGCGAGTATCCAGCTACCCCTCCAGGATTCCTATCAGGATTCTATCCAGGGTCAGCAGCTGTACAGGCGTTTAGGCATAAGTTCGAGCGAACGTTACAAACAGTAACATTGAGTCGATTCGAGCCTAAAGCCGTTGCTCCGTTCTCACCTGGTGCTTTATTGCCGCCTGTTACTTTATTCAACTCAGGTGGTGGCTATAAATTAGTCGAGGCTCCATTCAGTTTTGCTTATATCGCTCCTCCTACAGCGACACCATTGGCGCCATCAAGAGGATTAACCGTTACTGGTGTATTTGGTGACGGATTCACAGCTAAGGGTTCATTTTAATGTCAGGATTGAATAAGGGTGAAATAGGCCAACCACTAAGAGTAAATATTGCTCAAGATATCAGTGCGGCCACATCAGCTATAATCCTCGCAGAACCAGAGATTGGCACCGTGAAGGAGTTTGTGGCTACCGTTCCTAATGCGAGCGTCACAGTAAATGGTGTTACACTCGAAGCTAATGAGTATGCTGAGTACTTTACGACCAGCGAAGAAGATCTCGATTATTCAGGCAGATGGAGAATGAAGCTTAAGGCTACTTTTTCAGCAACTGATGTGAGACAGACCGATTACGTTAAATTTAGGGTGAATGATTAATGGGCATGCCGATCAATGAAGCTGAACTAAAGCAGAGAGTTGCGGATATGTCCAAAGAGTCGAAAGGCAATTTCGAGAAGCATCTCAAATGGATCAACCCTGAAAAGTATGAAGAATATGAGAGTAAGGGTTATTTCGAATCAGCAGATCAAGAGGATAATGGTTAATTTATGGCAAGACCTACGACTTGGAGCAAAGAATTAGAAGAAAAGGCATGGGAATATGTCGATGGTGGGTGGCTGGATCACGGAAATAAGGTACCTATGGTTGTAGGTCTTTGTTCATATATTGAACGATCACAGACAGTTATTTACGATTGGGCAAAGGATGAAGGTAAGCAGTTTGCGGACATCGTTAAAGCAATTGGCGAAAAACAGCAAGAAGTTTTGTTCGATAAATCGCTAATTGGGGACTATAACGCCTCTATGTCTAAGTTAATGCTCACTAAACATGGGTACAGTGACAAGGTCGATAGTGACTTGACTAGTGGTGGAAAACCAGTCAAGAACGAATGGCACATACACCCTACCGCACCGAGAAAAGATGCCGAGAGTTGATCTCAGGATCAGTGAAAAGCTCAAACCATTAATAGTCACCCCTAAGCGGATAAAGATTGCCGTAGGTGGTAGAGGATCGAGTAAGTCGATTGGGTTTGGCGACATCATGATCATGCGAGCCGACCAGGGTCATCGGATATGTGCGGCACGAGAATTCCAGAACTCCATTGATGACTCAGTTCATGAGAACCTAAAAGAAGCTCTACTTAGAATGCAGCCAGCCGGCTTTGCAGTCATGGCCAAAGAGATCCGGTCAGCCAGTGGTGGTGAGATATTCTACAAGGGGTTGGCAAGAAACGTCACATCTATGAAGTCCATAGGTAATGTCGACGACCTTTGGATAGAAGAAGGTGAATCAGTAAGTGATAACAGCCTAAAGATACTCACACCCTCCATACGATCATCTGCTTCAGCGAACGATGGCGACCCACCAGAAATATGGATCTCAATGAACCGTGGCTCAGCTAATGACGCGGTTGCAAAGAAGTACCTATCTAGAGCAGAAACAGAATTACAGCGCTGTGGTTACTATGAAGACGATCTAATGATGGTGGTTGAATTGAATTGGCGTGATAACCCGTGGTTCCCTCCTGAATTGGAGCAAGAGCGAGCGGATGATGAGAAGAATTTGTCCACTGCTGAATACAATCATATATGGGAAGGCCACTACTACGATGAAGTGGAGAACTCAATCATACCCGTTGAGTGGTTCAATGCAGCAATAGACGCCCACCTTCATCCAGGTAAGGGCTTTAAGCCTCGCGGACTTAAGATAGTAACCCATGATCCTTCTGATACTGGCGCCGATCCTAGAGCTTTATGTGAGAGACATGGCTCGGTTGTTCTTGAAGTCAAAGAGCAAGAGCACGGTGATGTGAATGATGGCTGTGACTGGGCAACTGATTACGCTATAGATTGCAATGCTGACCTGTTCAACTGGGATTGTGATGGCTTGGGTGTCTCATTGAGGCGCCAGGTAGCAAGCTCTCTCGATGGCAAGCATATCAATTACTACATGTTTAAGGGTTCTGAAACACCTGACCAGCCAGAAGAAATATATCAAAAAGTTGGCTTAGAGATAGATCAAGCCAAACGCCGAACCAATAAGCAGACGTTTAAGAATAAGCGAGCACAGTTCTATTGGATGCTGCGAGATAGATTCTACGCAACATACCGATCAATCGTTAAGGGTGAATACATAGACCCTGATTCAATGATTAGCATCTCTTCAGGTGTGAGCAATATAAACAAGCTCAGGACTGAGGTGTGCAAGATCCCGAGAAAGCCAAACGGCAACGGGATGATACAGATAATGACCAAAAAAGACATGAAGGATAAATACGAAATCCCTTCTCCCAATATGGCTGATTGCCTAATGATGAGCATGTTCATTGAGCAGCCAGAAGAAGTGATCAATCTAGAATTCGACTCGGAGTGGTAATGGTAACAAAGCTGGAAAAAATACATACAACAGCTCTGAATCGGTACGACCAGGTAAGTACTGCCGAGAAGAACGGGAGACGCAAATCTGTTGAAGACATAAGGTTCGCTCAAGTCGAAGGCGGCCAGTGGGATGAGGACGCTATAAAGAGTAGGCGTGACCGACCACGATTAACAGTCAATAGAATTGCTGGAGCAATAGACCAGCTCTCAGGTGATCAACGACAAGCAAGAACTGATATTAAAGTTCGACCACTCAAGGGTGGGGCCACTGAGGATGTGGCTAAGGTATTCACTGGATTAATCAGGAATATTGAGAGCCAAAGTAATGCATCAGAAGCTTATGATGACGCATTCGATGAGACCACAAATGGTGGATACGGTGGATGGAGAGTAGTAACCCAAGAAAGTGACGATGATTTCACCGAGCAAGAGATTCTAATACTACCAATTAAGGGTGCCACTACCTCCCTGTGGTTTGATACTGGAGCCATTAGGTACGACAAGCGCGATGCAAATTGGGCATTCCTTACTCGCGATATTACGGAAGAAGAACATAAAGAGCGATACCCTAAATCAGTGGCAAACGATTGGAGCAGCGAGATGTTCGATCGCTCTCTT